TCAAACAGTCCTGCAAGAAAAATTAATTTATGCTTTTCCGGCAAGTTTTCGTAAGAGTTTTTTTCGTTCACTTACTTTTATTCCTTGTGGGTTAGGCCCTTTTTTAGGGGGCGGTCCATATCTAACTCCTCCACTAAGTCCCTTACGTTTTTTTTGTTTTTCTAATCGCATTTTTTCCTGCTTTAAATATTGAAGCTACTTTTGTTTTACCCATTACTTTAGCACGTTGTTCTCCAACTGTTAAGATCTGTATCTTTCTAGCAAATGGTTTGTTAATTCTTTTTACTTTTGCAACAGTTGCACTTGCATCTGCTGGTGTTGCAAATTTTATTTTTACTGTATCTCTTGGGTTCTCATCAGTATAGAGTCTTCTTCCTGAACCTTTAGGTTTCTTACCTGTTCCTACTTTTGGATCTTTATTTTTTTGCAATTTTTTCTCTAGCTACTTGTAATCTTTCATCTGATTGTGCAGCTTGCTCCGAAAGTTTATCATATTGAAAATCTAATTTAGCTGCCTCTTGTTGCATATCCATTTCAGCTCTCATTTTCGTCTCTGCAGCTTTTCTTTGTAAGTCCATAGCTCTTAAATCTATCTCCTGTTGTTTTAATCTGACTAAAGGATCTTGTTTACCAGCTTGTGCTTGCATCTCACCTCTAACTAATTGCTCAGTTATCTCTGCAACTGCAGTTGCAACTGCTTTATCAAACTGAATTTGAAATTGTTGTGGGTCCTGTTGTGCTAACGCGGCCATATTAGGGTCTGCCATCAATTGTTCTTGAACTTCTATCTTCGCTTTGAAAGATATGTGATCACTAATGTGCGATTGTAACAGCGCATACACTTGCGGATTAATTTGAACCATTCTTGATTGCATAAATGCCATGTGAGCAGCGATATGTGCGTCATGATCTTGAAATTCAAAAGCTGTAAGTAGTTGCATTTGCAATGCACGTGCATTTTCTTTCGCAGGATCCATGGGTTCAGGCGGTTTTGGTGCTGGTTTTAGTAAAGCTTCAATTTGTTTTGTTCCTAATGCTTCATAAACACGTCTATAGGCCTCATGAATGTTATGTAAGGCTGGATTTGAGCTTGCTACTTGCAATTGTGTCTGTGCAAGCATCACTCTTTGTGCCATACTCATGATATTTGGATCAGCTACCGGTAAAATATCAACACGATTATCAAAATCTAAAGCTTTTATAAATCTTGGACCACCGTAAACGTCATATGGATACTCTGGTGGAAGCGATTCAGCCATAATTCTTGCTAAAATCTTAAATTCCATCTTCATTGCGTAGTAACAACGCTTGTGAACACCACTCATCACTCTCGAACCACGCTCCATCATGGCTACAGTTGTGCCTACTGCTCTGTTTTGAGCATCATTTCCAATATTGTTATCAGTAATCGCTGCAAATTTTTGCCCTGCTTGTACTAAAAAACCTAAAAGATTAAATAAAGTTACTGATGGTTCAGTAAATGGTAAGTTAAAAAACTGTTCTCTGATATTTCCACCCGGTGCATCCACATCTCTGAACTCTCCAGGCTGAATGGGTTGGTCATCATCTCTTACTCTGATACCTCTAGACTTAAATCCTGCTGGTAAATTTTTTAAAGTACCTGCATCAATCAATTGTCTTAGTGATTGTGTAGCCGCTTGAGACAAACCACCAATCATATGTGTAAGGCCAAAGCCATAAAAACCTAAACCAGGTAAAAATTTGTAATGAACAAAATATTCTATTCTTTTGTATGTTGGATCGTCTGGTCTATAGTTTCTATAGATTGATAATATTTCACCACTGCCTTCGTCAATGGTGACCACGTAAGGAATTTTAATACTTTGTGCACGAGAATCAAACTTTTCGTAATCATCTAAATGTAAATCAACGTGCATTTCTAAAATAGTATGAAGATCATCACTACCCGCTTTTTTCACACCTTCAAGTTCATTAATTTTTTTCTGAACTTCATCTGTGTCATCTACTGATCCTGTTAATTCTACCTCACGATAAAATCCTGCCGCCATTTGTTTCACGACTTCGTTTTCCGTTAGCCGTTGTACGTGAGTAATTCTATCTGTATCTTTAAGATCAGACGCATAATATGGCACCACTAAATCTTCTGCTGGAATAAATTTAGATACAGGCCGTTGCATTAATTCATCGTAATAGATTTTTTTAAAAGTGCTACCGGACAATGGTAAATAGAATAACATCTGATCCATATCAGTTGTGTACTCCTCCATTTTTTCCATGAGCATATAGTTCATGTAATCTTTTACTCTGTCTGCTTGTTGTTCAATTGGCGGGGTTTGTAATCCTACTATTTGTGTTCTAACCGGGCCATCGCTAGGTACTAATTCTTTATATGCTTGTGCTTGAAATTGTGTAACACTTTCCGCTAACAACGGATGAGTGACATTGGAAGCTCCTTTAAATGGTCTACTTACTTCTCTGTATTTAACACCTAAAAGATCTAAACCTTTTATGTAAGCATCTTCCCATTCTTTTCTAGATTCCTTATCTTTTTTATAATCTTGAACTAATTCACTGGCCATACGAGATAACGTTCTCTCGTCCATTGCCTCTGCAAGATTAGCATTGAAATCGTCTTGAGCTCTTAATTCTTCAGGCTCTTCTCCTTCAACAGAAACTTCTAATTCCTCTTCAACCTCATTGTTCTCAGGATCTGTAGCTTTTAATTCTTCTTCGACAGTAGTTTCGTTTTTTTCAACAGCCATATATTTTTATCCTTTTAGCCTTGTCATGGCTGAATATCAACTACATTATTTTAGTTGCTTTTTTTCTGCCAAGTTTACAACCTCTAGCCATAACAGATGTGCCTGATTTATAACCCATAGGTTTCATCATCATACCACCACCCATTTTTTTAGAAATCTTTTTTTCCATTTCTTTTGCAGTGTAAGCTTTTCCGCCAAGCATTTTAGTTTTACCAAAATAATCAGCTTTTTTATACTCATCGCTGTCAGTAATTTTTTTAATTTCTTTTTGGGATTTTAATTTATGTAAAACATTACCGCCAACAGATTTTTTAGAAATTTGTTTTTTTATTCTTCTAGCAAGAGGACCTGCAGCTCCTGCGGGAGTTAATGATCTTCCAGCAGCTCCTAATTTTCTTAAAGCATCCGTAAACATTTTTCTTCTTCTTGCTTTTGCACCCTCCATAAGTCTATCTCTTTTCATTGGGTTTTGAGAACCTAAAGTAGATATGACTGCTCTTCCTCTTGGACTTTTTTTAGGAAACGCATCTTTAACTCTTTGATCTCTAGTTCTTGGATCGTTTTTTATTCTTTTTTTTAAAGTAGCTTTTGGATCTACAATAGCTTTACCTTCTTTAGCTTTTAAAGGTTTCATTGGTCCTCTTTCAGGAGCTTGAAGCTTTGGTCTTTTTGGTGCCATACGTTTACCAATTTTTTTTAACATTTTATTAACTCTTTTAAATTTATTTGTAGCTACACCTAATTTACTTCTAAGCTCACCTTTTGTGCCTGTATCAGCGCCACCACCTTTATTGTATTTCATCATACCTCCAGATTTAACTGCAATACCTTTTTTATTTTGTTCTATTTTAAGTTTATCTTTTTCCATATCTTTTTTTCTTTGTTGCATTTTTTTCTGTCTGTCAAACAGATCTCTCATTTGATTGTATGTTTTAAACTCAGCCTCAGGGCCAAATTTTTTTCTTGTTTTTGCAAACTTACCTCTTTTAGCACCCATAGCTTTTTCTATGGCCATTCCTCTTTTCTTTTCGTAACCGGAAAGTTTTCCGTCTTTATCTAAATCTGCTTTACCTGGGTTTTTGAGCATCGCTCCTCCTCTTCTTTTGCTTACTGCATTTTTTGCTAATTCAATATCAGCTAAAGATAATCTTCTGCCTGGTTCTCTTGATTTTGCCAACTCAAGAGCTTTTTTTCTATCAGAAATTTTTAACATTTGTTCTATTTTACTCGGTACAGGTTTGTAGTCATTTGGATTTTCTTTCACTTTTGATTTTTTTACAAAAACTGCTTCACCTTGTTTATTTAAAACTTTAACCATTTTTTCTTCTGAGTCACTTTTCTTTACGTAGTCACTAAGACCAGTTCCTGATTTTCCTCTTTTAGTTTTCATATTAAATCCTAATAATATTTATACTCTTTTTCAAATTTTATTGGCGGGTCGTCCCAATCGTCCGAGTACGTTGTAACAAATCCACCTTGTC